TGTTTGCCATTTTCTAGGTTTTACTTCTGGTTTAACATAATATCCTAATATTGGATTAACTCTATAGTTCCAAAAATCGTAAGGCATTTCTTTTCCTTGACCTATGATCTTTTTCTTATTCGCCATTATTGAATTTCCTTTTCTTTAAAATGTAATGTAGTGTTCCTCCTGATGATATACCAAACTTTTCCATAACCTTTTTTCTAGACCTACCACACTCTTCGTAATATTGAATCACCTCATTTCTATTATACTTAATAGTTTTTTTACTAGCATTATTCGCATGGAGGGTTCTTTCCTCTTTACTCCTATCCATCATATTATCTCTGTTAGACCCAATAGCTATATTATTTATATGATTATTAGTTTTATTTCCATCTAAATGTCTAACTAATATTCCTTTGCTGTAAATAGCATCCCCATATTTTTGATATGCTTGTAGTCTATGGGCAAATAACATTTTATTCTTGCCCTCTACCTTTAAAGAAGTTCTTATATATCCATCTCTACAAATATAATTAACTATATTTTCTCTATTAGTAAAAAGATTACCTTCTTTATCTACAAAGTAACCTCTATCTTTAGCAATCTTCTCAAGACCGCTAAACCTTATATTGTTATGTGTTTTCATCTTTTATCTCCTTATGATCTACATCTACTACTTTAGGCTTACCAAAATCTACAACAGGAATATTCACATTGGTATTTACATTTAACTCCTGCTGTTCTTTAGGTTTGCCATATCGATACTCCCATAGCATCTTAACGTAATTGAAGTTCCCTTCAGAGGCTTTCTCGGCTATAAACACCCAAGCCTTCTCTTCACTTCCAAAAGCCTTTTTAAGTGCCTTTAAAGTAAGTGCATTGGTCTCCTTCTCCTTAATCTTTGGAGGTCTACCTTGACCCCTATAGACTCCTTTTACAGCTCCATTGTTTCTCCTCCCATCTAATTTCTTTGGCTTCTTCTCCTCCATTATGCAACTACATATCCATTTCTTTCGTAATAATTCTCTCTCGCATCAGAGAACTCCTTCAGTTTCTTATACTTCTCGTTTATCTTTTCGCTGTCTACAACTAAAACATTATGTATCTCCTTGAGTTTATCATACTTGTTTTTAAGCTCATTAAAACTAGTAAGGAGCTCAATATACTGTGGGTTGTCAGATTCAGCATCAACAAACTTTTCTGTGAGTATCTTATCTACAGAATCTAAAAACATACGGTTTATGGTGATATAATCAATTCTCAATGAAGAATCATATTCCATATACCCTTCCAACTGTTTTATTGAATGGAGAACCGTTGCATGGTTCTTATTAAATGTATTAGCTATCTCCTGAAAAGACATTTTTGTATTATCTCTTAACAATTTGTAAAATATAGATCTAGCCAACACATACCTACGCTGTCTATTTTTTCTATTTATTGATATCCCAAAATAGTTGTTTACTATCGTTGATGCTATCTTCTTTGTTTGTCTATTGAGTGCTATCTCCTCTATCAAATTCATAATCTTTTTTTCTATAATCTTTATATGCTTGTGCTATCCCACTACAGCATTCGTAGTGTTCTATATCTCTGTAGTAATTAAGAAGATGAGCTACCTCTTCCTCCCCCAACAGTCCTAAACACAACGAAAGGTAGGTGTCATCATAACATTCTTTCTTACTAAAGTACATCGTATAAGTAAAATTCTTTAACCGATTTCTTCTTCTCTATAAAGAAGTCCTTGTAGATTCTTACTGCCTGCAATGTTTTATGTTTACCAGATTCATAAAAATCTTTACTACATTCAAATATACCAAGACCCTTGCTAAACTTATCTACTACAACGAAAGTAAAGTTCTTATAGGATATATCAAACAAAGTACAATAGATATACATCTGCATATCATAGTTCCACTTTTGTGCACTCCATCTAAACTTCTGGAGATCCCCAGATGTGGTTTTTAAATCCACAATATAATCACCTCCAAGAATATCAGCTTTAGCCCTGAATGGTATATCAAATATTTCTCCTACAGCAGGAACTTCTGTTCTAGCTGCCCTCAACATATCAATACATTTTGAATTACCTAGAACTACTTCAGATAAATCTTCAGCATTCCACTTCTCCTTCTGGGTATAAACCTTATCGTGGGTAGCCAATGCCTCCTTATAAACTTTACTATTCTTGCTAGCAACATCCACAAAGTGTAAGTCTTTCCACTTTTCAGGCTCTAGTATCTTACAATGGAATAGCCATCCATCTCTCAAGGCTTGAACCTCACCTGATCTTTGCATCAAGCTATCTTGATATTTCTTTGGTGAATCTAATAGTTTGGAACAGCTAGAGCTAGACAATACATTACTCCCAAGATATCCATAATAGAAATCATCATCCATCATGTTGCCTAATAGCTCTTGCTTGTTCCAGAACTTACCATCAAGTGTTGTTATCGTATTCAAACTAATATTGCTTTAAGTATTATCTTCTTCATCTCTGGAGATACTTCAGGATCAATTAAGTCCTCTTGGCATTCCTTTAGTAAACGAAGTCTCGCATAAAACTCAACAGCACTATCTTCGTGGTTGAGTTCCTCTAATAAATCTTTTGTTCTTCCCATAATTATTGTATTTGATTTAACATAAACTTTATTGCTCTCTCTACATATTCTATACAGAAAGCGAATGGTGTTACCAGAACAGTTAAGATAAAGTCAACTAGGAATAATATAAATATCCCTAGAAAGATAGTAAGGTTTTGGGGCTTAAAAAGGATTAGCTTCAGAATTTTCATTGTCTATCTTTCAAACAAAGATATAACAATTTTTGAACTGACAAATAAAATTTACTTTTTTGGAGTAAATTGTTCTTTCCAGATTGTTTGGCAAACTGCAAATCTTTGGTCTCTGTCTTTGTATTCAGCTCCCATCTTTGCATTACCCATACACCTTCTGGTGAAGTCTTTATTCGTCTCGTACTTCTTTGGTTTCAAAAGTGGCATCCTCTAATCTTTTTATTTTTTCTAAAGCTACGACAAGAGCTTGTTGTGTGATTTTAATGTCGTGTTTCATTTTAAATAACTCCGATTCCTTCATTTGTTTATACTATGTAGTTTATAGTTCTTAATCTCCCAGTTATCAGCATCAAGTTCAAATGAAGTACCATCAGCTCTAGTTCTATATTCTCCCTTCTTATAAAGAGTAGCCTGTTCTATAAATTCTTTTTTAGTAATCCAACCACATACCCATAGATTTTTAGTTCTAGTATTTACAGAACAAAACATAAAAGCATCTGCTTGATGATTACGTTGAGCATCTACAAAATTATTAACGTAATCTAATTTTGGATTTACTCTTCTCTCCATAGACTTTATATCTACCTTGTACCCATTCCATTCAATATCATAACCCCCATCAAATCCATTTGGTATTAACGGAGGGTAGCCTAAATGCTTTCTAACTACATTCTCCGATACAACTCCAATGAATTGTTTTCTTGGAGAACCATCATAAAAACCTCTTTTGCCAAAGTTATTATTACGAATCAGTTTTCTTGAATACTCGATTATATTTTGATCTATATGGAGCTCTATCATTTGTTTAGATTCTTAATCTTTTCTAAATACAATATAAAATCCATAGCCTCTTCTTGAGCGTGTTGAATCCATCTGTAGAATCCATCAGGGGAATCGTGTAATGTAGTACCATATTTAATTATACCATCCCTACTTCTTTCTCTCATCTGTTGTATTACACTTTCTACTATAGGATCTTTAGGTAGATGATTATATCCTGTTGAATCAGCAGTCCAACCATCCTCTTGCATATCCATCCACTTTCTTACACTATCGCTCATTATCGTATTCTTTATAAACTCGTTCTAACTTCTTATATACATTATTCAAGAAACAGCTCCCACAAGAAGTCATCTCTGCGTTATCTTTAAACACTCTGTTGTAAACATCTAATAGTGCTGATTGTTCATTTGGTTTAATCTGGGGATGTCTAGTCTCAAAGAACTTTGATAGGAAGTTATATTCCTTCTCATTCAAACATTCTGGTTTCTGATAAGGAAAAGCCTTATTTAGAATCTCTCGTCTTTCAGAGCACCCACAGTCCTCCCCAGCTATAAACTTCACCGCCTTATCTATTCCTACAGCTTTAAATACTTTTTCTACCGTATCCCCTAGACCTGTGGATTTAGTCTTTTGATTTTGATTTAAGGTACTTCCTGTATTCTTCAATCGCACCTTCCCTGATTTTCTTCTTGCCATTACTTAACGTATTAAAAATTGAACTTAAACTTATTTTAGTCTCCCTAGATATCTTCCTCATACTCATTTGGTTATAGAAATGTATGTTGAATATCTTCTTGTCGTACCAATACCAATCTTCAGTTATACGATCTATTTTCTCAAATATCTTATCGAAGTTTTTCTTCTGCTGTTCTACACTTTCTGGGAGCAACATAATATCTATATCTTTTTGCTCCTCTAGATAAACAGTATTCTTTTTACCAGAATGGTGTTTAGATAAATATAAATTGCGTAGTGTTACATAGACGTAATAAGTATTTACTTCTGTATCGTTGTATAATATTTTTTTAGGGTTTGCAACATAATCTGTAATTCGAATATACATCTGCTGAACTAATTCGTTAGCATCCTCTGGAGAGACTCCAAATGATTTAGCCATATTAATCCAGTCATCGTGCTTTTCAGCTAATATGTCAATTACCCTTACCTCCAAACGTGAAACGATATTCCTATTATCCCTATAAGTATTTGAAACAGATGTTCAGTCTCATCAGACTCTATATCATCCATATTGGAATTCCAGTAATTAAATCCTACGCTAAACCCATAAATGGGGAAAATTTGTAAATACATATTATAATTTAGTTATCATTACATCTAGTCTTGGGTCTAGTTTATCAATCCCCATATAACAAGAATTAACCTCCACAACAGTAGATAAGTCATCAGATTCAATACAGCCTCTATCAACC